TCGTGCTTTCCCAACTCACATCCCAATCAACGATCGACTGCAAGCCTGTACCGCCTGAGCTAACCGCGCCTGTTTTGCCTGAAGTTTGGCCCATATGCCACCTTTATGAAGTCACGGCCTGAACGTTGAAACTGAAGTGAACTGTGATTGTCAAGGCCCCCACCCATCCGCGAGTAGTCTGTCCATCGGTCGGAATGTCGGCCAGTTGATCGGTGCCTGAATCCATTTCGATCTTCTGCAAAGTTGTGCCCGTTGGCATCGACCAACTGGGCAACGTGCCCATTGTCCGCATGACCACAAGAATCGCGGCAAGCTTCACATCGTCGTAGTACCAGCTTGTCCGCTGGTCGTTTGTGAGTACCTGCAACTCGAAACTCTGAGCCATTGCGAACATGTTTGAACCACGCGCGGGGCGGGTCCATCCGTTTGGAACAATGCGAACGGCGGGCGAATCCGAAGTAAGCCGCGCCTCAAGTTCCGGTGCGGGCTGATCGTTGTTGTTGTACGCGATGCGGTTTAATTGCTCGACACACGCCGCGAAGTTCACGTCTGCCTCGAAGATCGCCCACAGTCCGGCGTGAATGACTTTGAGGACGTTGGTTGTCGCGCTATTCGCGGGCATTGTCATACGGCACCCGCTAACTTTGTAACGCGGCCAATGGCGCGGACGGCATCGGATGCCATGCCCTGCAATGTCGCGGGCTTTGGCGGGGTGAGGATTTTGCGAGCCGGTAGATTCTTGTTGCCGCCATCGTGAATGGCCGCAAGCTTGCCGAGCGTCATACCGGGGGAGTGAGTAGCCGAGCGGGAGAATCCATAGACCAGCCGGTTATTGTTTCGCAGTAGCAAGTTGCCGGGTGTGCCGATAGCGAGAGCGTTGAACAGTGCCCCGGTGTCTTTGAGGATCACCACGCCGGACATTGTGGTTAGTTCTGCGATTCGCTTGTGAGTCGCTAACCGCTGGTCGGCAGTTAGTTTTCCGCGAACGGTTTTCTTTATCAACTCTGACCGCTCTTGTCCGCGCGTCAGGCGTTTGCCGTTTTTGGAACGCTTACCAGATCGACGTGCGGCTATTGTCGCGGGCTTAAGATTGGCCCATCGACCATCCCCGCGTGAAGCGGCAGTGAACCCGGTGCGTACATCGACTTCGTACCGCTTGCCCCATTGGGCGAACATATCTCCAACAGGTGACCCGCTGAGATTGCTACCGCTATTCATCTGAGCGATAAACTTCAATATGGCGTCCGGGACCGCCTTTGCAGGGTCCAGATTCGCCATGATATTGACCGAGAACCGACTCATTAGAAGCGAATCTCCGGGGCTAGGGTGGTGTGTGAATTACTTGCGGCCTTCAAAACACAATTCAGGCCGCTTTCTCCACCCAAATAGCTATTGATTTCATCCCTTACTTGAATTTCCCGCGCCTCAATCGAGGCAGACATTTCAGCCGTAAGCCCCCAGTCACGCGAGCGATAGAGCCACGCACCGGCGTAGACCGCCACCCAGTCGATAAGGACCTGCGGGATGCCCGCCAAGCCCTGCAGTGGCACTTGGTACATCGAGAAGCGGAAACGGTCGTCGATCTTCGCCTCTGCCCTAGCGATAGCCGTAGCGATTCGTGCGGTATCCGCCGTGGTGTTGTCCTGAGCGGGGGCGAGTTGCGACCACTTGGCGATATTGACCGTACCAAACGTGTCTTGCAAATCGGATTGTGTTGCGTATGTGCCCATAAAAACAAATGCCCCGCCAGTTTGACCAGCGGGGCACGGAGGAAAGGTCCGGCCTAGCCGGGAAGAATCAATTAGGGAATAACGTCGGCGGTGTAGAACGCCGCAGGATCGAGCAGGACGGGGAGGAATGAGTGGCCAAAGAATTGATCGACACTCACGGGATTGTCATTGATTCGTGCATAGCTGAACTTACCGCGAACCTTCTTGAGGCTTGCGGCGGCTTCTGCGGGGTTGCCAGCGAGTCCAACCTTTGTCGGGACAATCGCCGCACCGTCAACCATCGTGTACCAAGTCTTATCGACTTCAGGCAGGAAGAGAACGGCGTCGCCGTCGAAGAATGTGCGGGTTGTGCCGCTTGCATCCTTGAAAAAGCTGTTCCAGATTGGTTCCCAAACGACCTGATTGGCGGGATCGCCGAATCCAACGGGGAGGCGTGATTGTGCGAGTTGATCGGCAAGCCAAGAACTCTTTGAGGACATGCCGCTGATTGCGGTATTGCCACGCATGTAGCCGGGGATGTTCGTGCCGTACATGATCTTCTTGCATGGACGACCAGCGTTTGACATTGCCGAGAGGATGCTGAGGATATTTCCGAGAATATCGGTTCCAGCCGTTGCCCATGAAGCGGTAATCAAACCGCCGCACTGATTCATGTTTGCTGCCGGACGACCGAGGCTGATTGTGCGAGCAGCGCCCGATGAAGTAAGCTGAATGTGGCCGTTGGAACCCTGATAGATCACGCCCTGCGAGAGGACGGAGGCCACCGATGCGATTTCGGTGTTGTCGAATCGCAGACCGAAGTTGACGGCCTGCCGAGTGAAGTCGCCAGCCGCGCGGTCGCGTGTTTCTTGCACATCGCTTTGCAGGTCTACAAGTGTCTGGCCGCTATGGGTAAGCGACTCGAACAAGTGGATGCAGCGCCCATCGCGTTCGTTCATATCGGTCTTGGGCGCTGGGCGAGCGGGCGAGCCGTAGGAAACGGCTGCGGCGGTCGTCTGAGTAATCGGGACCTGTTCCCATTTGAAAGTCTGGCTATCCGCGTTTTCGCGCAGAGAGAAGAACTTTTCATCAAAGGCTTTCTTCAATCCCATCGCGGGACTGTTGATGGTTGCCATCAGTTTGGGCGTACCAATCAGCGTGTTCATATTGACGGTCATGCGAGGGACTCCAGAGATTTGCACGGCCTGCGCCGCGTGTGTGCGTTCTAATTAGGCGTCGTAACGATCGGTAAACAGGAAGCGTCCGCCGGTGACGGCGTTCAATTCAGCTTGGAGAGCGGCGCGGGTTGAGGTGTCGGCAGGCCAGTGAATGAAGTTGCTGCAAGTGACCAACCCGCCAACCGGGAATGGGCCGAAGTCAACGTCAATGCTTGCGTTGTAAACGTCAGTGACCTTGAGCGGATAGTCGCCGTTGTCGATGAAGGTGAGTGCCGTTTCGCTGCCATCGGTAGGACGAACAAGCGAGCCTGCGACCAAGGCGCGGGGGACTGCGGTAGTAACGGGTTCATAGAGTGCTTCGGTCGAAGAGGTGGGGATAACCACAACCTGAGCGGCGCGCCATGCGAGGCCCGCATAGCCGGTGCCTGAGTAGGTGAGGGTGATACCCAAATCGGTATCGGTGGCCGAGATAGCGGTAGCAACGATTCCGCCGACGACGCCGGTAGCGGTGTCGAGTGCGGAGTTGATCGCGGCGAGGTAGGTTGCGTCGGTTGCGTTCCATGCGGCGTTAGCGGTTGTGACGAATGTTCCGTCAGGCTTAGCGACGTTCAACTGGAGATTGCCGCCAGTTGAAGCGATGTTGAAGCGGATGCGTTCGACCTGATCAGCACCAAGTGCGGTGATGGTCACATCGCCGGTCGAGGTGTTGACAGCCGAGAACGTGACGGTGGCCGTGCGGACGGTGCCAGCGGCGGACGGTGGGCCAGTGACTTTGAAGGTGCCAGACGTACCAATGCGGCGAGCAATCTCGACGGCGGTAGCTGCGGCAACGTTCAAAGTGGTGCCAGATGCGTAGGCGGTGCCAGTCAGACCAAGGATTGACGGGGCATACTTGCCGCCAGAAGTCACCTTGCCCATGAGCAGGCCAGCGCGGAGGAAGTCGAGGTTGCCGGTGTTGCCCGTATCGCGGGAAAGTGCCCCGTCGATGGTGTGAGCGCCGGGCTTGTACTGGCGGTCATCGCCCGCCCAGACTTCGCGTGAGCCTGCGGTAACGAGACTTGAGATTCCGGGAATGCCGGGAGCGTTATTAAGCATGAATCAGACTCCAAGAGGTGTGTGCGTTTGTTGATTACCGACCGAGTTGGGCTGCGACCTGTGCGTTCACGGCGTCGAGTTCTTCTTTGCTGAGTTCGCCATCTTCTTTGCCGCCTTCGCGTGAAAGTGACAGGGTGTCGCCTGAGCCATCTGGCTTCGGTGCCTGTTTGAGAATGTCGAGGATCGGCTTGGACTGCGGGGCGGTAAATCCAGCGGCTTGTGCGGCCTTACGGCTGAGCATGAGCGCCGGGCGCTTGGCCTCGGTGCCACAAAGCAGGTCGGACCAGAGTTTCTTCTGTGCCGGGGTGATTTGACGGCTCATAACGAGCATCGAAAGTTCGGCTTCTACGCCACTTGCGGCGGATTCCAGCACGTCAGGATCGACTTCGACGGGCTTGGCTGAAAGTTTCAGGGTGGCGTTCTCGGATTGAACGCTGTTCAGGGACATAGAGATTTTGTCGCTCTCTCCCTTGGACTTTCCCCAGTGGGCCAAGATAGCGGCTTCAAGAGCTTTTTCGTCCATTTCGCCCGCTTCGATACCCATAGCTGCGGCGATTTTCTTGAGTGATTCCATTGCACTGCCTCCGATTGAAAGACCTAGGGTTTTTGCCCGTGAAAGCTGAATAACGAACGGTTCCAGACCAGTGATAAACGGGTCGGTTACCATCGCCGTGTGTTCGATAACGTCCTTGTGAAGGACGCCTTTGTTGTCTGTGAAGTCGCAAGTTTGGATAGAAACGTCTGAGCGGGACGCCTGCAAAATGGCGTCAAGCCCAATCAGGTCCATCTTCGCTACAAGCTTGTCCCCTTCGACTTCCATGCCGGTGACCCATCCGCGATTCGCTTCTGGTTCGCGGGTGTGGTCAATGGGGACCGGGACTTTTACGCCCTTGGCCTTGAGTTCATAGAACTGGTTTTTCCAGTGTGAAAGCCGGGACTGCGGAATGTCGATCTGTTTACCGTGCTGCCAGTAATTCCCAGCCTGCACTATTTCTTTGGTGGCCTCGGCAACAATCTGGCCGTTCTCAATGCGCGACTCACCCACCTTTGCGGGGCCTGAAGCGAATCGGATTGGGAGATTTGCGGTATCTGGCACGCCAGATAGTGTGTAGGGAGATTTTTGGTTTCTACGCTGGTAGGCTAATCATTGGTCGAAATCGGTATATGATGAACCGAAGAAGGCATGCCGCTTATTCTGCTGGGCTTGTCTAGCGATTGTAAAAAAGCGGCAGAGGCACTTGAGGAAGGATCAAGCATGACAACTAATGAAAAGTTCAAACCTGTTCACGGTGGAAAAACCGTTGCGCCCGGCGATGAGATGATTGGCGATCGGGGGACGCGGTGTGTTTGTGTAGATGTTGGCGAAGACGGGACTAATTTCCATGCTATGAAAGCGCATCCAACCCCCGCTCGCTTCTACACGATTAAGCCGTTGGTATGGGGCGACGAGGGCGTTCCGGGAATAGGCGAGTCGGCAACGGTTTCAGACGGCGAGTACCGAGTTTGGAAGAATGGTTGGCAGTTCGATCAGGACGACCATTACGGAATTGCTCGCGGTACTTCTCCGGATTTGGCAACTGCGAAGAAAGATGCCGAAGATTACCACTGCAAGCGAATCGAAGAATATCTAATCATCGCCCCACATTCACCGGGTTAAATCCAAAGCCGTCGTCTGGCACAACCGGCACCTTCACGCCGCCATCGTTGGTGAACTTTGGGGGTGGGTTGGGGGTAAAATCTTCGTTGTCTAATATTTCAATGAACGAACAACGGCAGTTCCAGCCGTTCGGTGGGGCAAGTGTCTTCCACTTTGGATCATTCTTGGCAAACGTCGCACCATCCAATGCCGCATGAGTCGGACGCACCCGATCATCGCCAACCGTGACATATTGGTAAGCCACGATTATCTCATCCAACTCCGGTGCCTCATTCGCCTGCAACCGCGCCCCGTTGTAAGCAACCGAGAACTCTGTGCGGTAGACCGTTTCCAACAATCGCGGGTTTTGCGTACCCAATCCCGCTGAATCCATCGCCTCGCGCAGTGCAGATACACCATCGCGCGTACCTAGCCCCTTCGCCGCTATCTCGCGTGCTTTGCTGCCGATCAATTCCTGAGCCGCAGCAATCGCGTCGTCACTCGTGTCCGCCGCGCGTACCGCATACCGCGCCCTGATTTCGTTCAAGTCGCTGCCGGTCAGGTCTGCAATCTTTTTCAGCCGATCCATCATCGGCGATAGTGCCGTGCGGTCTAGTTTGATCCCGCGAACCTTTGCAATCATCCGCGCGGTGTTGGCCGTCGCCGCTACGTGAGCCGCAAGCATCCCCTCGTTTGTGATGTTCTCGATTTGCTTACGGGCTTGTGCAAAAACCTTGTCAGGCTTGCGGCCATCTTTGAACGCCTCGATAAGTCCGCGCCGGAGTTGGACGATAACCGGGCGCGTCATCCGCTGGGCAATGTCTACCACCGCCTCGCGTTCGGCATCCATCGCCATAACTCGTTTTTTGGCGGCACGGGATATTGTGGTGGTCACGCGGTCACCTCATAGTCTTTAACCACGATCCCGTTTTCTATCGTTCCCCTCGCGTGTGCCGGTATCCAGAATTTACCATGCGATCCATTGCGCCCGAACATCGGACGCTCTGGTGTGTATTCCGCGAAGTGTCCGCGTACAAGGTGAACAGGAAGGTTGGCGGATTCGCCGGAAGTTGCCTTGCCAAGCACGTACGTTCTGGTTTTGCCGACCGTAACTTTCAACACCTTGAACGCAACACGGAACCGTCCGCCGCCGCGTATTTGCTTTGGCGAAAGCCCGTCGTCGGTAAAGCCACCGTCAACCACTTCGATGTTTTTGCAGTTCATTAGCGATATGGCGTATAGCGCGTCTCTTACCACTGCGCCCACAACGTCAATCCCATAACCCATTGACGCTTTTTGATATTCTTCAGACAATGCAACTCCCAGACACAAAGAGTTTGGATCGTCACGAAGCGAGACAATATCTCCATTCGAGTTCGTTCTAAACGTAAAAGATGCGATTGGTCCATCCGTGACCGGTGTATGCGAATCGGTTTCTCGGCCCTGTTGATAGCACAATCCGTTTATTATATGTCCATCTTCGCGTTTGTGTTCACGCAAGAAACATGCGAAAACCACGTCTAGACCACCTTCGGCTAACGCACTCCGATACTCAATCCACAGTTTCGGGTATGGGAATTTACAACCGCGTAACTCAGCTATTGGCATTCCGTCAGCGCCAGCGTCAATCCTGTCGCAGAACACCGCCACCGTGTCGTTCATGTCGGTAGTGTTGCGGATTGAATGCGCGTTAATTCTGTGGGGCGCGTGAACGGCTAGTTCAAAAATAGTCGGCTCGTTGCTCATACTTCCGCCGTGGCCTTTCGCATAAACCTCGCCAGCGCGTTCGCATTGCGAGAGAGTTTGACGGTAGCCGGATCGGGCTTAGGAAGTTCGGGGGTTTCTGGTGCCTCTACAGGTTCTGCCGCGTCCACAACCTTCTCCCGCTTTGGCACGTCCGATTGATCCATCAGCGCGTCGAAGTCAACGATCTGCTCAACCGTTTCGATATTCGCTGGATTGTTCAGGTAGTTAATCAGGATCGTTTCGAGAACCGCGCGACGATCATCGGCAATCGCTGTGGCCTTTGCCCGCACCTTGCCCCGCATACTTTCGCCGAAGTTCTCGACCAGCCAGCGGTCCCCAAGTTGCTTGTTGAACGTATCTGCAAATTGGCTAGCGTCTTCCTGCGCCGTGTCGATCATTACGCTTGCGTGCGCCTCGGCCTCGGCCTTGGTGCCCGTGCTTCCCTCAATCGCCGCGCGTTCGGGAACGAATAGCCCGCGCATTTGGAGGCTTTCGTAGTGCTTCATAACGTCGAGAATTTCCGCACCGGCCCCTGACTTCGCGTCGAGAAACTCCACCTTCCACGCCATCAGGTCTTCGATCTTCGCCCCGCTGTTCTTCATATCGCCCGCGAAGTTCATAAGCACGGTAGGAATTGCGATGCCCTTGCCGAGCGGCAGACCATCGAGCATCCGGCCCGCGATTTCGGCATTGTTCAGCGTTTCGCCCTTGGCCGTTTTGTTCTCGCCCATTGGGTACTTGATGATCGGCAGGACGCCCGCCATTTTCACCATGTATTGAGCGCAGCGTTTGGCCGCAGTCTTCCACGGCAACCAAGCGTAAATGCGGATGTTCTCGTAGCGCGAGCGCCCGAACGGGTCGTTCCCCTCGCTGTCGTAGGTGACTAGCACCACCTCTGTAGCCTCAAGCACCTTGCCGCCCTCAAGCACGATACTCGCCAGCTTACCGGTGTTCTCAAAGATATTGATCTTCGCCACAAGATCGGGCTTGATCGGCTTGATTCGCTGGACTTGTGCATCGCCATCGTCGTCAATCGTCCACACAATCTGAATCACTTGAAACCCGTAGTCGAGTGAGTACATCATGTTCCGCAGCATTTCAGTACGCAAGCCGTCAAAGAAAACCTTGTACTCGGCAATGACTTCCTCTGGTACATCGTCGTCGGATTCAACCAGCCAGTCAGCCGAGCGGATAGCGGAGTGTGTGATAGCCCGCGCCAGTGCGATGGTCGGCCCCGTCCGCATCTGCCGGTATTCCTCAAACGTGCCAATCTCGTTTATGTGGTGTTCGATGCCGCCACTGATTACAACGTTGTCGCCTTGAAGCGTTGCGGTGTCCACGATCTTTGAGCCGCCAAAGCCGGTGATTTGCGAAATGAAGTTGAGTAGTCCCATTTAATATTCCCTTCCAAATAGTACCGTGCCGACCTGCTGAATCATTGGCCCGCCGATTGGCCGCTGGTAACACACGCGATAGCCGAAGGCGTCCGCCGCGTGCGAAAGTTCTTTGTTCGACTTGTCCGGGTGCCCATGCTCATCGGTCTTGAGTTCGGTCATATCCCGAATCAGTCGCGTGCAGCGCGGATGGATTCTGGTGTGGTGAACGCCGCCCAAATCGGCAAGAGCATCATTCACGATCGACACGCGCTCAATCACATACGGGTTGGATTGTGGCACCCGGAACATAGCGGCGTGAATACCAACGCGGCTGAGATGGTTGCGGATCATTTCGTAGTTGGTCCGGCCTGTCTGAGTCGAGTGTTGAGTGCCGCCCGTTGCATCGCCGAATATCTGAATCTCCGGCCACTTGTGAGCCAGCAATATCGGGGTGAGTTTGTCGAGGCATTCGATCATGTCCGCGCGTTCGCCATACACCTCTTCGACGACCGTGAATTGGTCGGTGTGTTCATCGTACTGGCCGAGTTCGCAATACATGCCGGGGCTGATATTGAAGTCGAAAGATACCTGTAGTGGCCGGTTCGGGTTGTATGCAACCGCCTCGTCAATGTGCCGGTCAGTAAACCGCTTGTATGCCAGCCCGCTGCCGATTCGTGTTGGTCGCTGCTGGTACATTGCGAGCCAGCCACTATCCCCGCCGATCTGGGTGCGGCGTATCGCGTTCAGGTCGTCAACGGTGTACCGATCGGGGCAAATGGCCTCGCCGACCGCACGCCCCAATGGATCGCCTTCCTCGGCAATGGCCGGGATAGAAACGTGTGTCCAGATTTCGGGCTGTTCCCGCATTAGAACGCCCGTCAAGTCGTCTACGTGCATCCGCTGGTGGAGAATGACCACCGTTGCCCCCGGTTCGCGGCGGCTCATTAGATCGTTCGTAAACCAATTGAGGACCCTGTTGCGGTATTGCAGGCTGTGGGCTTCTGCCCATCCGGGGTAAGGATCGTCCACCAGAATCAGGTGCCCGCCGAATCCCATGATGCCGGTGCCCACGCCAGCGCAGAACATCCCGCCGCCCTCTTCGGTGTTCCATCGGCTCGCACTGGTCGAATCGTCGGACAACTTCACCGTGAAGTACGGGTTATCGCTGAACATATTGCGGACGGCGCGACCGTGTGAGCGTGCGAGTTCAACGCTGTGGGCAGAGTTGATAACTTTCAGGTGCGGGTATTTTTCGAGATACCACGCGGGAACGTGGCGGGTGAGTAGTTCAGACTTGCCGGTACGCGGCGGTAGGCTGAATATCAGGCGTCCGCCACCCGTTGCAACCGCCCGCGCGATCATGCGTGAAACCATCTTGAGATACGGGTATGGCTTCCACTGTCCGCGCGTCGAGTGTTCCGCCATCGTGTGAGGCAGTTGCGCGGTGGCCAGCCTGAGAGTTTGATCGGGTGTGAGTATCACGCATCGCCCAGTTTCCCGCTTGCTTCCTCTGCGAGTTCAGCGAGTTTTGCCATAGTGGACGGTGTGAGATGATTCTGCACGCGGCGTATCACGCTGTTGCGGTCGTTGTCGTTGTCGCTATTGAGTTTGATTTCCAAATGCTCATCCGCCTGCTGTTGCCCTTCCAGCATCGCCAGCGTCCGCACGCAAGAGTCGATTTCCCGCACGCTCCCGCGCTCTGTCGCCAGCTTCAGCGCGTACGCCTGCGCCTTCACCGCTTGCTTGCGAAGATTGTCGTCCAGCCCGCCCCAACGCTGCACCTTGTGTTCGGGGTTGGCCGTTGCGATGGATCGCCGCAAGGTCTTACGGTCCGCCTCGGTCGATAGGTCGAGACTGCCGACTACCGTGGTGTGGTCGTCCGGTGTGGTGTAGGCTTCGAGGTGGGGGATTACTGGTTTGTCAGTCACCGATGCCCCTCTCTGTGGCGGTATCTGCGAACGTCTTACCAGTTGCTTCGAGCGTCGCCTGTTTACCGGTCAACTTCTCCCACCGCGTGACAATAACGTCCACGTACTGCGGGCTGATTTCCATGCCGTAGCACTTGCGGCCAAGTTGCTCGGCTGCGATTAGTGTGGTGCCAGAACCGGTGAACGGCTCATAAATCGTCTTTGCGAGTGGGCAAAGTGTTTGCATTGCCCATACCGGAAAGTGAATAGGCATGGTGGCGGCGTGAAGCGAGGAAGCTTCTTTGTCACGTTGTCCACCGCCTGAATACACCGTCGAAACGGTGGCGTGCCAATTTGCGAAAGGAATGGCTCGGGATGGATTCTTTTTTGGGGACAGAATCACAATCAGTTCGTGTCGAGAATTTAGAACTCCTGCACTCATCTGCGGCGGTGCGGTTTCTTTGTCCCATATAGCCAAATCAACAAAGTTATCTGCATTAGAAGCCATCCAGCAAAGCACGGTTTTCTTATTGCCCGCCAACTGCTGGATGTTCACCACAACACATTCGCAGTTGGATAGAGCGTTTTTTGTGAACGCGGTCAAGAATTGCGAATATTCATCTTCCGTCTTGTCGTCTGAGTCGCCCACGTATTTCGATTCGACCATCTTTGAATTGCCGCCCAATTCGTTGCTTCCAGCGTTGTACGGCGGGCTAGTGAAACACAAATCAGCCTTCTCCCCACCCATCAACATCCCCACCGCCTCCGCTTTCGTCGAGTCGCCACACAACACCCGATGCTCCCCACAGACCCACAAGTCTCCCAAACGCGACACGGGGGAAGCAGGCGGCTCTGGCGTAACGTCCTCGACGACTTCGGGGGTGAGTTTGGAGAGGAGTTCGTTCAGTTCGTCGGGGTCAAACCCCGCCGCTATCTGGCACTCCTGCGGGAGAGATTGCAAGAGGGAAGCGAGGGTTTCGTCGTCAAACTCGGAAGTTTTGGCCGTGCGGTTCAATGCGATAGCCAGCGCAGTCGCCTGCGTGCCGTCAATGTCGAGTTCTACAACGTCAACCTCTTGCGCCCCGCTATTGCGTAGAACCTCTAGCCGCCCGTTCCCGCCGATTACTTTGCCCGTGCCCTTCTGTACTACCAACGGCTCCACCTGCCCGAAGGCGTGGAGGCTGTCGGCGATAGCGCGAAGATTGTTCTCCGGATGCCGATTGGCATTGGCCGGGTCTGCGTGCAGGTCGGAGATTTTCTTGCGGACGATTGTGAGCGTTGGTTTTGACATGTTATTCTGCGATCTTCAACCCTGTTTGTGCAGGTTCCTTCGGCTGGAATAGCGAGAGCAAATCCGCGCACTGTTGCAGCAAACTTTGCAGGTTCGCTTGTTGTGCTGCTTTCGACATTTCGTATTGCTGCTGAATCCGCGCATTGCGGTCAGGGTCCGCGAGCGACACAACCCCCGGATTCTGAACATGGTGTTCCAGCATCGCGGTTTGTGCTATCGACTTGCGGCAGCTTTCCGCGAAGCCTTCGATGATTGTGAGCCTGATTGAAAGTACGCCACCGTCCATATCACTTCCTCAATTCGTAGAGACAGTTCGCGCCTGTCGCGCCTGTCAGGTCAAACTCTGGAATCACGCCCAGCACACACCCGAAGTCCGGGACGATCAACCTCGCGGGGGTGTTACCTGCCGGGCTGTAGGCGGTAACGTCGCCAAGTGCGTAGGCAGTTTGCAGGACAGTCGCTGGACCCGTTGGGGTCGTCGCGGTAGTCGAGATAGTGCAGGTGAGCGTGTCGGCAATTCGTTCGGTCGAGAGAATCGCGGGGCTTGCCGCGCCGGTGGCACCTACGGCGGTTGAGAGCGTTACGGTCGAGGTGTCGGCCACGAAACAGAGCAGTTCAATATCGACCAGCTTGGAAAGATCGGGGAACGCCTGCGGGGTGCTGGTCGAGAAGTTGCCGATGACCAGCCACATCCGGTAGTTGAACGTCGAGTCATCGGCCCCGGTGCCAAAGAACTCAAACGCACCGCCCCGATAGCCTTGCAAGCCGATCATCTGGTGGAACGCCGAGAACGTGCCACCAGTCAGCGTCAGAATGCCGTTGGTGAGTGTGTAGCCAGCCACGCCGCTTACCCTGCGGCCTGCGGTAATCTCGAACGCCGTCTGGGTGGAATTGCTGGACAGGTGCCGACGTTGGCCGGTGGAGCGAGAGAGAAGACTCATTTGATACCTTTCGTTTGATGCGTTGCAAAACCTCGCCGCCATGTGCTGCGGCGTAAATCACGATAGATGGAAAGCGTTTGGGTGATGGGCAGGCGGCTTGAATCCCTTGCGTAAATCCGACCAATGATTAGACTTTCGCTGTACATTCCATCGACCCACGCACGCACGCGGGCAAGTGCGTAGCCAACGGTGGACTTGTTCAGTCCAAGGATTCGCCCGATTTGCATCTGCGTTGGCTTGCGCCCATTCTTGAACGGGAGCGACATAAACCAGACCACCAGATCACGTACTGACAGGATCGACCAGCTTTGACGCGGACGGCCCTTGTCTGTAATCTCGCGTTCAAGCGGGATCGACGCACCGAATAGAGACGCCGCTACCTCGGCGCGTTGGCGAAGGGTGAAACCGCAGATTGGGTTACTCGTCGTCATCGTCCTCCAGTAACCGCACGCGGTCTGACATTGCCATGACATACGGACTGCCAGCCGAAGGGTTTGCTTCGATGCTGCCACGTGATCGCATTGTCTTGTTTGGATTTCGATACGCGCCAAGATGGTCAAACTCACACGTCAAGCCCGTAGGCAGGGGGTACGCCGCGTTCTGCATCGCTGCCGGGACTGTTCCAGCCGTGATCCAATCGCCCGCAGCTGCCAGTGCAAGCGTGCCGAGTGTCGCGCTGAACTCTGCCGATGGGAACTCCCAATATGCACAACCTGAGAATCCACCGCTTGCCGTGCGCGGGTTGTTGTTGTAGAAGTGGTTGATACCATCGGCGGTAGCGAAGTCGATAGAACCCTGAGCGATTCCCATTTCGTTTGAGAGGATGCAATTCTCGAGCGAGCATGTCGCAAGGTAACTACTTCCCTGCCAACTTGCCGCGATGCCGTTGCAATTCGCGCCGGTGAACCTGAGCCGCGAGAAGCACCAACGGAAATCATGAGCCGCTGTAGACTGGAACATGCGGATGGATTTGCCGGTCCACACCGCCGCCGTGCCGAATACCTCAAACTCACTTGAGAACCAAAGTCCCTTGAGTCCGGTGCTGCCTGAGAATGGAATTGCAAACGAGCCGCCCGGTGGAACGATCGCCATGAGATTCTGAGCGCGGTAGTGAATACCCCACATTCCACCGCTGGAAACGCTTTGGGATGCTACCTCACGGTTGTAGGTGAACATTCGATAACTTGTGGTCAAATCTTTATTTGCGATCGCGCCAACCGATGCCGCGATGGTGTTAGATTGAAGCCCCGCGCCATATTCGATTGAGTAGCCACAATCAATTTCTGCCCCATATGCGATGGGCGAAGTTGTGTCGTTCGCGCTGTGAGAGTACGCCGTTTGCGGAATTGCGACGCCCGCAACGGTGTCCAATCCACCGTGCGTCTGCGTGCAGTTGTAGCGGCCCCACTCCTGACTGCCACCCGTCGTGTAATTGATACAACCGTCGCCGGTCCCGCCGCTGTCCCACTGGTGGTATCCCCATCGGCAACGGTGATAGGTGAGAATCCCACCTGTGCCCGTAACGATGTTTCCGCCCGTGTGGTACGGACCCCAAAACCATTCGCTGTCGCGTGCCACGCTGGTGTTCGTGCCCGTGAGTTGCCACTTCACGCACTGGTTACCGCTTGCGGTCCCGCTTGCATTCATTCCAAAGCCCGTGACAATCAGCCCGTCAATCGCAGTCTGGTCGTAGTCGCCCATTTGCAACCCGCCCGCAGTATTGAAACTAAGTTCCAATCGCGTCGAGTCGTGCGCTCCGTATGTCACCTTGCAAACGCCAGTGCCGGAATCGCTGTGGAATGAGTAGGTGTTCGCCGCCGACTCAACTGCGCTTGCCGCGTACTCGTATGGCTGGAGCAGGAAGTCGTCGCGGTCTGTCGATGCTGCCGTGCGTCCTCTGACTCCGTAGCAACTCACGCCCGCGCCAAGGTTGAACGTTGCTACACCCGCCGCCACGCTATCGGGCTGGACACTGACGAACCCGCTGATTTCAGGCTTGCGAGTGCCTAGCCCGCCACGCCCCCAGCTTACATTCGCCGCCCAGTTGATGATTGATTGATCGGTATTCGCCTGACTGCCGGGGATCACAACGTCGTCAGGAATCACCACGCCGACGTTCGTACCGAGCAACGCCAGCACGTTAGCCGTGAGTGCTTTCAGGTCCGCCGTATGGCGCACAAGGTAAGGCGTTCCAATCGCGCCAGTGCCGCCACCGCCAGCAGCAGACCCGCCCGCGCTGTACGTGACATAGACCTTAGTTGGCCGATTGATCGCGGATGGAATCTCGTTCTCACGATACCGCTGATACGCCTTGTGAGTGAGATAGAGCGACCATGAGCCGGGGATACCCCACATTGAACGCGGGCCTGTGATTTGATCGTATGTGATGCCCATTATTTCTCGCTCGCTTTCTCTTCGTGATCTGAGAATGTTTTAAGTATCATCGCGGCCTGTGCCCCAACTGTTGTAATGCAGGTTCCAGCTACCAGCGTGATAAGCATTCGATTCCGCCACGTCTTTTTCTCGTCAACCTTCTCGTCGCGCTTCTCCCACGCCAAAGTTCTCCGCTCTACAACCTCAAGACGTTCGATAATCGGCGGGATATTCGCCAGCGATAATTTCACGTTGCCCATCGAGTGTTCAAGCTGAGCGGTGCGGTAGACGTATCCCTTTTCAGGTGTCGCGCCCCCGGTTAGGATGTGCTTCATTTCTGCAATGTCGATTGCGATTCGGGTTATGGTTTCGTGATCTGACATGGTGTTTCCTAACTTACCAACACACGATCGTAATGTATCCAGACCCGCCCCTGCCAATTGCGCCCGCAGCAGATCCGGTCAATGCCCCGCCCATTCCGCCCCCGCCTGATCCATAACCACCGTCGCCGCGAATTGCAATGAGAAGATTGTCAAGTTTCTCGTCCTGCGAGTTGCATCGCTTATCAAAGTGCTCTCTTAATTGTGTTATCTCGCTCATGTTTTCAACCTTATTGACTTGGTTCCTGCGGACGTTTGAATGCGAACAGACGAGGCATTTGGATCGGTCGTTTCTACCAAGTAAATCGCGTATGTCACGCCGCCCTTGCGAACGCGGGGGACTGCGCCCATTCCGCTCGGTGCGTCGGCAGTTGCCACCAGACAGAGTTCCTTCACCGCCGCGCCGTAGTATGTGCGAAGTCCGGCGTACTGAGTGGGGAACGCCACGCCGCCGCCTCTGACAACCGTTGGATCGCCTAGGACAATATTTTTCGGCGTGGTGTGGAGTGGGTAGAGCCAAATCGTTGTAACTACTACCGCTGCAACTGGAAGCGCACGCAAGACAATGTTCTTTGCCGTTGCGTGGCCGGGTCGAAGGGTAATGTCTTTCAGGTTTGCCATTATGATGCAGTCGGTAAGAGCGTGTTAACGGTTGTTCCAGCAATATCAGGTGCGCCCGCCTTGTACGCGACAAGGTAGTGAGCGGTCGAAGTTAATTGCTCCGTCATAAGTTGGTATGTGCCATCTTCCCCCGCCGTGACTTCACCGACAAAAGCGTCTGTCGCAGTCACAAATCCTTGCACGATCGCGTTTGCAACCGGAACTTCTGAGGAATCGAGACATACGCCCGCGATTCGATTCTTGAACTGACAGCCCGCACCATCGCATGAGAATGGTTCAAAGCCGTGTCCAAACTCTAACACCACGGGGTCGCCGTCTGCGCCGCCGCCTGAACCGTTTGTGCGGCAACCAAACGACCAGAGCGAATCCCATTTGTTCCGGTCTTTCCAAGTGAACGGACCACGCGAACCGCCACGGTCCCACCTCGGATAATACCAATCCATAAACGCCGGTTGATGTGTGCCGCGAAGGTGCGCAAAGTACGCTCCCACCGCTATTGACCCGTATGTGACATTTGTTCCCATTACGTTCCCGCCATTGCGTTAGAGATTTGGTCACGCGCCGCTATCAACTTCGCCTCTTCAGGCGTGCGATGCAACGCCGTGTCATAGCCCGGAACTATCAACTTCGCCCCGCTTGCAAGGTTCCTGCGAGCCTTCTGGTTGCGTAGGTATTCCGCTGCACTTTCCAGCATCTTCAGGATGTAGTCTTCATCGGTGATCGTGCCGGAGATTGACATATTCATCGCCCGCGTAAGCGTAACGGTCACGCTTGCTACTTGTACGTCGCCGTGAAGGTCATCGAATGTCATTGGCTTAGCGTTCATCTTTATTCGTCCACAACAAAGTGAATGTCAACGACCGCTGAATTGGCTGTAATGTTCCACGCACAGATTGCCGCGCCTGCTGCGGGCAAGACGATCCCGCGCGGGAAGGTGTAGACCACCGCCGCGCCGACAAGTGCCGCCATGCTGAATCGACGGAAGAACTGAGTGGGAACTGTCGGGGCTGTGCCGAACGCCACCGCGCCCTGAGTCAGCCCCGTTGGTCGTCCTTCGTCTTCCGCGAGTACCGCCACGCCGCCGGTGAGTGTTGGAGTGTTGGCTGTACGGCCCACGCCCACAACGCAAGCGGTTGCCGCGCCGTTGAAATAGCCCCACTCCATCAACGCCGCTTCATTGGTGGCCGGTGATAGAAATGCGTGCGATGCCGCGCCGATGGTGGTGACTGTCGTTCGTTGTGCGAGAGAGTAAATTGCCATATGAAACTCCTAAAGATCGGTCCTAAGCCAAAGTTGACCGGCAACGGGCGAACCCGGATCGCTGGTGCGGTTTTCTATTACGAATTGCAATGCCTGAACTTGTGAAAATTGTACGCTGGTGGTGAATGTTGGAGAGATGATTGACGGTGCATTGTTGAATACCAGCAAGCCCGTACCGCCGAACCCAACTTCATCGCTTATCACGCCAGCGAGCTGAGCCGAAGTCGTCGCCGCGAATTGACTGAGTGGGTTGGACGTGAGAGCGTCTCCGCCACCACCACCGCCTGCCGCGCTAATGATCGTCGTGCCGTCGCGCTTGAGGAACTGCCCATCCGTGAGCGTGCCCACCGTGAGCGGTAGATCGCCGGTCGCAATCTGTCGGGCTGGTGCGGTCATTTCCCCACCTCCGCGAACAATGGCGCGGCCGCTTCGATTCGCCGATTTGCAATCTCGCAGTATTCAGGGTTCAACTCAAAGCCGATGAACGCGCAACCGCTTTCGAGTGCCGCTGCGCCCGTCGTCCCGCTGCCGGTGAACGGGTCGAGGACCGTGCCGCCTTGTGGGGTTACGAGGCGTACTAGGTACTGCATTAGGGCGAGAGGTTTAACGGTTGGATGCCCATTGCGTTCGTCCTCACACCCCGCGTCCCTCTCGCGCCTGCTCGCCTTCGCACAGTAGAAGAACCGCGCCGCATCGCCGAACGCCGCAAGCACTTCGTCGCTTCCGTCGTGGAGGACGTTCGCGGGCCAGCGGCCTTGGTTCTGATATTGCCGACCCTCTCCAATTGGATAAGCTCCGGGACCGAACGGCGCACCTTTCCCGGCAGAAGATTGAACCGGAACATCACTTTCCACCCGCCCCGCGTCAACATTGATCGCCCCGGTGCCGTACTCAAGCACGTTCTCCGCAACGGTGCCGATCAGCGGCTTGCGTGCCACGCAGATAGGCTCATTTGCGGGCTTGAGTGCTGTGCCCCATCCCTGCCACTTGCGAGCGGCGGGAGTTGCGGGGGCGGTGATGTTCACCGTATGGCTGGAACTGTCGCCGCCGTATATTTCACCAGCAAACGCATGACCGACTGGAACGCTGCGATTCCCCACAACCTCGCGCTCGGCTTCGATTCGCTCGACAAGTTCATCCACCCATGCGGGAACGTCGCCGCACAATGGGCGGAGTTTTTCCCAAAGCGCAACGGTGGGGATTGCTGGTTGATCGCGGCGAAGGTAGTGACTTCCAACGTCTGACTTTTCAATCGCTGCGTTTATCTCGCCCGCTTTCAAACCGGTAGTTCTCATCCAATCGACAAACTTGAGAAGCCGCCCCGTCTCGCCGTTCACCTTATCAATCGCCTTCGACACATCCAAACTTTTCGGGAACCCGCTGCCGTAAATCCATTGCATCTCATCCCGAATCTCAAAGCCCGCATCCTCAATCGCGCAGACCATTCGATGATGCGTGCGAGTACCACCGAACGCGAGCAGGTGCCCGCCCGGTTTCAACACCCGCATAACTTCGCGCCACAACTCCACGCTGTACGCAATCCCGCTCGCGTCCCACTTCTTGCCCATGAAGCCAAGTTCGTACGGTGGGTCGGTCACGCACGAATCCACGCTGTCCGCAGGTAATTCGCGGAGCAGGTCGAGGCTGTTACCTTGTGTCACGGTCCAGTTCAAACGTCCCCCAACTTCCGCTCAATAGCACGTTCGCAGTCCGCATTGTTCCCCGCGACTAGACACACGAACGCATCGTCAATCTCGTCCCATTCGTAGACGAAATGGACCTGCTGATAGCAAGTGACCAAGCGAGCCACGCCGCCAATCAGTAGACGCTCTTGTGTACGCCGCGTTTCTTGTGAGTAGACGATCAACTCCGACTCATCGACCGCGCGAAGGTCGCCGTTCCAAGGTCCGTTGACGAAGTTGCGGGCGGTTGCGGTCACACTCCACCGCCTTCGTTCACAATCGCCAGCGATGCCGCCGTGATATGCACCTCACCGATGCCGACTGCGACCTTCCCGCTTTCGTGTTTGTATCGCCGCGCTTCCGCGCCCGTTGGGTCCGCATGTTCGCTGAGGATCCACGTCTTTCCCGTATCGGTCGCGTGGTATCTGTCGCCGTCTGCCCCGCCTGAACTATCCCACTTGCTGCCTACGCATAGGTGAGTATGGCCGTTGACGCTGGTGTACTTGCCCTTGAGTGCCCGCGTCTCGGCCCAACACTCCATGCCAAGGTCTTTCGTGATTACACGATGGGCAATGCAGTACGCATCGCCCTCTACCGCCTCGCACCCGCTGTCGATGATTACAACGTCGCATGCGCCCTTGTACGGGGCGATTTCGTCCATTACCTTCTGCTCAATATCGGCGGTGCTTAGCTTGTCCCATTCCATCGTTGCGCCAAGGTAGATCGCGGTCTTTCGCCCCAGTTTCTTGCACTCGTTCAACGCATACCACAAGTCGGCAGGATCGCCAAGGTGGGCCGTTTGCACGTTCTCGCGGCAGTGCTTCATGCAGTCGAACTCGAGCATGTCGCCGACTTCCATCTTCCCGCCCGGCATCCACCACACGACTAGGCCGGCCCCGCTGTCAATGACCCGCTGAGCGAAGTGGGTGTCCCACATTCCGCCGTGGCCCTTCTCTACGTATTCGTGAGAGAATCCGCGTGGGCCTACGTTGGACGCACAGGGTATCCACAGGCTGAAATTGGGGTCCATTACGCCACCGCCTTTCTACGGTCGATAAGGCGGTAAATTGTGCAATAATGAACCCCGACAATCTTGGCAACGTTGCACGCCGACAAGCCGGACGCCAACAGTTCAATTGCTTTGTTCTTCTTGTCTGCGGACATTCCTCGCTTGCCGCCACACGCCGTTCCGTGACAAACCTTGTCTAACTCGTTCTCTTGTTGTGTAGCCCAACGCAGGTTTTCTAGACGATTGTCCGCTCGGTTGCCGTTGCCGTGCGCCGCTTGGTGTTTGTCGGTCGGAGGCTTCCCGATGTGAGCGAGTAGCACCATTCGATGCACAAGCACCTTCTTCCACTCTCCGCCAACTGTCACACACGTACTTACGTATCCAAGTTTGCCCGTAGATAGGTGCAGGGTTTTCCCTGTTTTCAATGAGCGAACATTGCCCATATTTGACGCTTCAAAAACATCATCGACTCCGGCAATTGCCTTCCAAACTTCGCCTACATTTGTATCAACCACGTTTGACTCCTCGAAAGTCTTTCGTGACCAGAGAGCCAGCACGCGACAAACGTGTTGGCTCTTGTCATTGAAATATTGTATTGCGTCTATCACTTCTTAGCCTTCTTCTTGCGCTTCTTTTTGGTTTTCTTTACGGGGTCAATCGCGTTCGCTGCCTGCACCGCTTCCGGCCGCGCACCGAATGACATATCAGGCGTTTGGCGCGGGGTGATTGGCGGTTTCACTGGGCGGGGGAGGCGGGTCACGCGGGCACCTCAAAGCGTTTGAGCTTGCTATTCGGTTCAAAGTCAAGACGCTCCGCTGTGCCGTCAACCCTGCAAATGATGGTTGATCGCCCGTAGTTGCAATGGATTTCTACTTCGACCGATCCGCCTGTGCCAACGTACACACCAACAATATTTTGTTTCTCGAAGTCAGTAAGGTTGTAAAGCACCTTCTCGGCACGTTTGCACGCCAATGGGTTAGGGGGATCGCATTCGTTTTCTTCGGCGTACTGGTTTGGATCATCAACCCACAGAGACAGTTCTTTGATACACTCTTGTATTGTCATTTCCCCTCCGGTTTGATAAGGCCCAGTTTCACAAGCTGCATCTTCGCCTCTGTCCACACGATTGAGGCCTTATCGCCCTTGTGGAACACTTCCAGCCACCCATCGACCTGCTTGCGAATCTTGTCAACCGCAGGGTCAACGGTTGCCGCGAGAGCAACAGCCGCTTCGACGTGAGAACCTTCCTCGGCCAAGGCAGTTGCCCGCTTCCACGTCTTGCGCTTCGCCCATGCAATCACCATTGGGAGGCCCACCACGGCCCCCACGATCAACGCAGCGGCGGCGCTCAAGTAAACCGCCCAGTCTATCGCAATCACGCCGAACGCTAACAGGGCGTAGCGGATGCCCACCACGGCACACGCTGACGCCGCGCAATAGATCGCGGCCTTGGTCGGTATCCACGGGACTACGAACGATGCGAGTGCAACCAGAATCGCCAGCGGGATGAATATCCACAAGGCTATCGAAGTTGCCCAACTGACCGTCTTGTTGAAATCGCGTGCAGCCGATGCCTTCCCCTCGCTGAAACTCTCGGCGGGGCTTGGCGCGGGTGGCCCCACAAACGCATCATCACCCGGCTTTGGGATCGACTTACCAACCCGCTCCACGATCGTTTCACCCGTTTCAGGGTTGATTCGCATACGGGCGTCGTCGAATTTGGGGAAGCAACCCTGTGCCGCTATCGCCGCCCACAGTGCTACGCCGATCGCAAAGCCGCGCTTGGTTGGTAAGTAGTCACGCATTGGTAGCCTCCGCGAATAGTGGAACCGCAGCCTCAATCCGCCGCCGTGCAATCTCGCAATATTTGGGGTCGATTTCGTAGCCGATGAAGTTGCGGTTGAGCGTTTTGCACGCCACTCCGGTGGTGCCACTGCCGCAGAATGGGTCTAGGACTGTCGCGCCCTCTTCGGTCCACTGCGAGATTATGTGGTCCATGTGCTGAATCGGACGCGGACAAGGATGCCCGTTGTTTGCCTCGCCTCGCCGCTTGCGACCGCTTGGGGTGGTGTCAGCTGTAAACCAATCACGGCTTTCCGTTCCCAATGAATACGGCTTTGCGCCTTCCTTCCACCACACCACAACGGGATCGAAAGAGGCGTACATTGGGCCGGGATAAATCTGGACGAAGTTCTTACACGCCGCAAATATCCGGTACTTCGACGGGAACCACTTGTGAATATTCGGCATCTGCAGTTGGGCTTGCCACACAAAGAAACACGCGCCGGGCTTAGCGATTCGATCGGCCTCTGCGAGCCATGATCGCATCATGGATTGGTACGCCTCTGGATCGTCGTTGTGGGCGTTGTACTTGAAGTCAATACCGAAGGGCGGATCAGTGATAACCGCATCGACGCTGCCACTAGGCAGGCTCTTGAGCAGCTCTAGACAATCGCCATTCGTTACGGACCATTGCAAATGCTGCCCCCAGTGTGTAGCGGCCCTTGATCCCGATCGTCGGAACTAGGGAAGTATACCCAGTAGAAACACTGGGAACGAAAACCGTAAAACTGGTGGAAACACTGGTTTTTGGAAATCTTCGACAAATCGGCAAAGATTAGGGTAGACAAGTCCGGTTACACAAATACCGTATGCCCTGATACGAATCTGCCTTTGTCTTTGTCTAGTGAGACTCACTGACCTGTGCAACGGATTCCGCGCCGGTCACCTCAACCGAGCAGGTTCTTGGCGCAAAGAAAAACCCCCTTGGCGAGGGGGTTGGTGACTAGCCCATGCACTAGGGCTTGGGGTTGCGAATGGTCCGAGACTGCTTCATGCGTATCAGTAGCGGCCAGCATGTCTGACTCACTGCATTGCGTTACCGCGATGCGCAGGACCAAAGCGTGCTGTTGGGATCGAACCAACGACCGGCCAGAGAGCTTTGCTTTCGCCAGCATTTCCCCGACAGCTCTACCAACTGAGCTACGCACGCAACAGGCTTGCCACTCGACGGGCTTTCACCGTAACTGCGGGTGCGACCTGCAAGCCGTGAGCGGCATTATACCGCCTTCGTCATCTTCCGATGGAAACTAGCGTCAATATTGCGATCCGATCCAATCCCACTTGACTCACCCTTCCCGCGAACACCCTTGAACTTCCAGAACGAGCCGCCGCACCCCGGACAAAACTGCCGGGTCTGCATCGTGTGGGGCATGGCGTGAATCTTGTGCCCGCAACCTTCGCTTTCGCAAACGTAGGTGCAAACTGCGGCGGGTAACGGCTTGCGAAATGAGTTCAATTCAATATCCTCGCGGCTGCGGCTTTCCAGACAGTCGGTTGCGTAAATTTTGGGTCGCTCGGATTGTCAGATTCCATGTGGTGAATGAACACGAATTGACCGTTTAGGGTTGGGTGAAGGGAGTATCCCATCTTTACCATTCGTATCGTCCACCTCGCCTCGATAAGGGCTTGGGCATCGGTTTCGGTGAGTTCGGCGGGGCAGGCGTAACCCTTCCCGTCAGAAGTCCAAAACGAATCTCTGGTTGCAGGCGGGTACAAGCCCTCGTAGGCACATTCCGGACGCTTCGCACAAACTTCGGCGTAGACGGTTGCTAGATCGCTCATGGCTTCTCCTTCGCGGACTGGGCGGCAAGTGCTTCGATTGAACGCCGCCCGCTTTCTATCGTGCTGATAAGTGACCGCAGCCGTTGATTAACGCCGATGCACGCATTCTCTCGCTCGCGTGAATAGACCGCCTCCTGATACTTGCAACTGCGAACGTTGGAGTTTCTTTCGTCGCCGTGAAGCCGCACTTCCTTGACAATCTCGCCTATGACCGCCTCGATGGTCTTGGTACACAATCCGAATAGGTCGTGATCCTCCCAACCATTCGCCTCCACAACCTCAGCGGCGGGCTTCGGTGTGGTCCTTGCCTCGGCGAGAGCGGCGGCGATGTGTTCCACGAGATAATCGTGAACGGGCCGGTCGTGATACGCCTCATTGAGTGCGTTCTCTGAAATCTCTCTCGCCTTCGCCAAATCTTCTGGAGTGGTCATGGGTGGTCCTTTCCCGCGCGGGTGAGTGCGCCGGATGCGTTGACTGCTTCAATAGCTGCCTGAACCGTGTGCCAGCGTTTGCCGTGTTCCTCATCGGTCTTGCCGTTTGGCAACCGTCTCGCCCTCACCTCACCCGCCAAAGCATCCCGATCCACCCGCAGGTCGGCGAGTTGCTTCCTGAGTTCGTCACGTTCGGTTTCGGCGGATACGGCTCTACACGCCATGCACGAACCGCTCATGGTTGTCCAGTAGTGGCTGTGAAAATTGCATGGGTGCGTGACAAATGATAGGGCTTTGGAGTTTTTAGGTGCGCCGTACTTGAGTGCTTCTGCCAACTGATTCTCAAGTTCCGCAATGCGGGCTGTTTGCAATTCGTGAAGCGGCGGGATTGGGTTCTCGCCGTATTGACCATCGCACGTACAAGGATCGTCGTGACAGTTCTGACAAGGACCGATTCTCATTGGTTGACCGTCCATCCCTCACCCCTTCCGTTTCGTGACTATGGGTGTGACCTTCGCTGGTTTCGTGGCGTTCTCCGCCAGACTGCGAATTGCTCGACTCACCATTTGGGCAATGCTCTTTGTATATTCAAACTCTTCGCCGGTCGCTCCTGAATCGCATACGCACCGCAACGATACCGCGATGCTTCCGACTGTCTCGCCAGAATTGCGCGTAACGTGCAGCCGGATCGCCTCGACGGTTGCGGTTTTGAAATAGCCATCTGGCATCAGCGAGTATTTCACTGGGCACAACGGTTTGACTTCGCTCTTTGGTTTCTTCGCCATAATTCCTCCACCCGCAAGCGGGTTACAGACCCTCGATTAACCTTCAGCCCGGACAGTTAGTGATTCGACCTTGCATCTCAAGCGGAATCTCGCCAGAAGTTCACTTTGTTCGCCTCTCGCTCGCGCGTCCAATCGACTTCGATCTTCCATGCTGCATAGGGCAACAGTGTTGTCACCGTCTATCTCGATGGTGGAACAAACTACGCCCTCCGGCAGCATCGCGGCGCAATCGAGAGTCGCGGGGATTGGATCGTGTTCTTGCTGGTTTGCCGTGCCTATGCGGAGATATTGAAACCCTCTCCACGTTGGTATCTTCTTCCATGACTTATCCCTGAGCCAATCCCTGCACATTTCCACCGTCCACTCGTCAATCTTGCTTGTGTCGAAGTTCATAGAGTCCTTTCCGCAACTTGCTCAATTCGGGAGGGTTAGATATTCCCATTGGTCTGCGGAGTGCGTCATTGTTTCGGAAAAGTTGCTGTCCCAATACCAGATTCCATCATGCACCCAAGACGGACTGCTTCGCATGGTCTTTGTGTCTGATGCTCTGGTGTAATAGAACCCGTTACGCGGCACCGGACCCGCCATTGGCAACCACGACAACTTCGCGGGAGTCGCCGCAGCGGAGACAGATTCGCTCGGTGCCGAATCGGTAGCCGGGGCTTGTGGCGGTGGCGAAGATGGCGGGCCAGAATGTGATGGCGTCGTGCCCGAACAGTTTGCAGATGATTCGCATGAGTCGAGTTCCTTTAGTGCTGATTCAAGTCGATTGCGGCGCGACTCGATTGCATGAACTGCGTCAACGCTGTCCATGTGCCTTGCTGCCACCAGATCTGCCTTCAATTCCGCAAACACCGAAACGACCATCGCCTTCGCAATTTCAATATTCTCTTTCATGTTTCCTTTCGCTCCGCCCGAACATTTCAGGGGTTACCGCTCGCGCGTTTTTGCGAGTGCCAAAATACACTTTCCGATCCAACATTCTTCCTTGTGAACCAGCTTTGTTTTATCCTCTTCCTCTGTTGGAAGCCTCGCACCGCAGGCGTTGCACCCGTATGGGTCATTGTCCATTTCCATAGCTGCAACACATGCGGCGTACAGGTCGGGCGCGGCGGCAATCAGGCGGGCGGTTGCCAACGCTTGGCGTTTCTTCCAGCCGCTCACAGTGACCTGTGCGATTGGTTCGTATTTCTCGGTGCATACCCGCGCCGACAGTCCCATCCAATTACTCGGCTCGTCCCAAATCCACGGCCCCGGTGTAAACTTGCTCATTCATTCCCTTTCGCCAGACTCGACTACTTAGCCCGACACGCCTTGCACTTATCCATTATCCCGTTTGCCTTCGCCCGATTCTTGTGGTACTCGCACTTAGGTTTGTACCGCCTGCAACTTGAGCATCGGAAACAAGTTTTCCCGTCGAGCGTCTTTGGTGGTATCTTTTGCATGCGGGAGAATAGCCGCACTTGCGGCAATGTCAAGCGAACAATTCCGGCAGCTTCGCCACTTTCACCGGCTCAGGTGCCCATAGCGGCACGGCCTCGCTTATGCGGCGGCGGGCGATTTCGCAGTATTTCTCGTCAAGTTCAAAGCCGATGAAATTCCTTCCGGTAATCGCGCACGCCACCCCGGTAGTTCCGCTTCCGCAGAATGGGTCAAGGATGGTGCAACCGGGCGGAGTCCAGCCCACAATCTCAAGCATCAACGAAAGCGGCTTCTCGGTGGGGTGCAAATTGTTCCCGCTCCGATCGTGGAACACAACGTCTGTTGGCCGCTTGCCGTTCCAAGCATGGTCCTCGCCCGGATAGAACGCACAAACTTCGGTCTGCCGCGCGTGTTCGTGTTCAAGGTCGCCCATCGACCAGTTGTTTTTGACCCATGTAATCAGCGACTTTGGTTCGGGTATCGACGCGAGATTGTTCCAACGGCAAAAGATGTACTTTGAATGCGCGGCGGGAAGTTCGCACGCCCACTGCAGCAGCCCTTCGTCGGCATCGCCAGCAATGGCTCTGTGCTTGAGGAGGCGATAGTTCGACTGAAAGTCCATGCCAAATGGAGGATCTGTGGCGATAACATCGACCGGCACATCCAGCGTCTTTATAAGTTCCCTGCAATCACCCTGCAAAACTTCCCAACTCATAAAGCCTCCATGCTCACAACTTCTGGCCTTCCAAGGTGCGGGACTGTTTCATGTCCACATGTACCCGCGAATCTTCATCAATGAAACGAGATTGTCTTCGCAGGTCTTATTAAACGCTTTTTCACGATCAACCCATGAGATTTCGCATTGTTCCTTTACAAACGGAACGGGATCGTCCCAATCAACACCGCAATACCATTCGTAGATTCGGAGTAGTTCCGCGTTCGGAACCGCCCAATGGTCATCCTCCCTTACACGCCACGCAATATCCTTTCTCATGCCTTCCGCGCCGCCACACTCGCGTTCCACAAAATCACACAGAATCGAGAACGCAGCGTGCAACATAATCCAGTCTCGGTCCATGTAAGAGCGTGGCAGGTTGCGAACGCGCAAGCGGTTGTAAGGCGCAAACACCCAACGAAGTCGCCACGCGATCGGATTCCACAACCAACACCACAGAAGCGCGAATTTGTCGGGCCAAGTTGCCTCCTTGACCATCGCAATATTCTCTTTGATTCTGTACCAGTTCATTGTGCCGTTTCCCTTTGCTCTTTGGTCTGTTCTCTCACCCAAACCATCGCCTCCGAAAACTCCTCCAACTGCTCAGCGTTCAACTTCACGCCCAAATCGTGCATGTTCTGTAGCACGATGCGGTAGACCGTGGCGAGTCCCCTGCGTTTGCGGGCGTTGAGGTTTTGGCGGACGGCGGTTCTCATATGCGTTTCTCCGTTTACGCTTGGCTTGTGTGTCAAAGAATCACAAGCCTCGCGTGAATTGAGCGACACGCTCGTTTCAGTAATCATCCCGCACCTCGGCGACTTCTGGCCATCGCCTGAAACGCCTTCGCCTTTTCTTGATCCTCGATGGGCATCGCCAACGCCAACGCACGCCCCACAGAGGCCGCGCCACGCTTCGGGAGGGTTATCCCCCCAATCTTGCACACGGACGCCACAAACACGCCCGTAGCGTCTTTAACGCCCTTTCCACGCTTGGCGGCCCGATACTCCCGGTCCAGAATCTCCGGGGTCAATTCCTCGCAGTCGCAAATCAGGTCAAGGGCGGGATTCACAACCCTAAGCATGGTCAACATTTGGCGTTTGTCAGGCAAGCTAGCAAGCAATGCCTGCGGATTGTTGCTTGAATCAAGCAAGTCTTCTCTACTCTTGTCTTGTCTTGTCTTGTCTTGTCTGGTCACACTTTTGTCACAAGAGTTTGTGACATTTGTCACAGAATTTTGTGACAAGTCTGTGACATTTTGCCCACGGTTGGCGCGGGAAAGTCGTTGGCGTTCTGCATCATCTGCCCTCTTTTTAGCACTGTTTCCGTTGTGTCGGTCGAATCGCGGGAAGGTAACTCCGCCATTTTCAAACACCAACCAACCGGCATCGACCATGCCGGCGGCGAAGCCCACCCTACACACAAACTTGTCAATCCAAACCTGAGTGACGTTGGGCACGAACCC